CCTGTACGGCTGGCCAGAGGGTGCCGAGCGTCACTGGTGCGGCGATCGCGACCAGGGCGACGTCTGGCAGATCAAGAAACCGCAGAAGAACGATCTGCATCCGACCATGAAACCCGTGGAACTGGTGGAACGTGCCATTCGCAATTCGAGTCGTCCCGGCGATGTGGTGTTGGATCCATTCGGTGGGTCGGGCACCACGATGATCGCGGCGCACAAGTCCGGCCGCAAGGCGCGGCTGATTGAACTGGATCCGAAGTACGTCGATGTGATCGTGCGGCGCTGGCAGGACTATGCCGGGGCGCATGCCATCCGGAAGTCCGACGGCGTGGCGTTCGATACGCTGTCAGTCGGTGGGGAACTCCGGCAGGAGGTCGCCGCTGGTGATGTCGGCAACGTAGCGGACGTTGCGGAACTCGCTGGGATCGTCGGCGAGGAAGACGCCGCCGACTGACTGGATTGCCACGCCGTACTTGCGAGTGAGCTTGGTCAGTTCGGCGATGAACTTATCGTAGTTGGCTTCGATCTGCGAGGTGGTGACGACGGTGGCCATGGCGATCTCCTTACGCTGCTTCGGTTTCGAAGGATTCGTCGGTCACTTCGCAGTGGATCACGAAGCCGGTGAGGTAAGGCAGCCCCTTGGGGATGCCGTAGTCCTTGCTGGTCTGGCGGCCAATCGTCCAGCCCATCCACCGCGTCACTGCCGCGTCGATGGCCTGCTGGATCGTGTGGCCCCGCAGCATCTCATTGAGGACGTCATCCGCAAAGTGGCGTCCGTGGCGGCTGTCAAGGAACAACCTGACCGATTCGAGGGGCTGGTTGGTGGCGTCCGAGATCGCGGTCATCGCGATCGGCCAGGCTGCTTCGGCGTTGTCGTTCATCGTGCCAAAAAAGCCCCAGGCCTCGTTCTGGGTGGTGGGGATGGTTTGCTGGGTGGTCATTTCTGTCTCCTTGATTGATCGTTGCGACACCCGTATGAACGCGCTGTTTGATTGAGAAGCCAAGCTATTTATCGAAGAATTTGAATCAATTTTCCGAGGCGATCTGGTCGAGCAGTGTCATCGCCTGGCGGTCGCCACTCAACGCGATGCGCAGGCTGCGCAGTGCCTGGTCGATGCTGACTTCGGGGCGGCGATTGTCGAGCAGCCAGCGGATCGCGTTGGCCTGGTCGTTGCCCGATGTCGGCGAGTCAATCGCCACCCCGACGTAGCGTCCGTAGCTGCCGCCGGAGGGATCGACGTAGAGAGTGGTGCGGCCGGGGGCGCTGACCTCCACGACTTGTCGTTGACCATTTGCATGGCCACCGCGTCCGGTCAGCCATTCGCGATCCTCCAGCAGGGTGCTGGCAAAGGCGTCGTACTCGGCGGCAGTCAGTTCCTTGCGGAACTCGATCGCGATAGGCTCAGGCGGTGCGCTCGGGTCAGTGTTGTGAAGCACCTCATCGAGGCTGCAGGGTTTGCGGGTAAAACGGGCGCGTATGGTGGTGATCATGGTGGTCTCCGGTTGTTGATTGATGTGACATGCGCATGAACGCGCTGTTCAATCAGGAAGCCAAGCACTTTTTGATGAAGAATGAATTGGTGGCAGAATCCCCGCTTTCCAACCAAGGGGAGTAAGCACCACATGAACAAATCGGAACTGATTGAAGCTCTGGCCGCCAAGACCGAGGTTTCCAAAGCCGCTGCCGGCAAGTCCGTCGACGCTCTGGTCGAGATCATCACTGCCGCTGTTGCCAAGGGCAACGACGTGGCCCTGATTGGCTTCGGCACCTTCAAGGCATCGAAGCGCGCTGCCCGTACCGGCAAGAATCCCAAGACCGGCGAAGCGCTGAAGATTGCGGCCACCACGGTTCCGACGTTCAAGGCTGGCGCTGCCTTCAAGGCAGCTGTTGCCCCGAAGAAGAAAGCCAAAAAGTAATCCCGTCTCCATGGGGTCAATCAGGGCGGTGCCGGGTGACCGGGCCGCCCTGATTGTTTTGCGGGTCAGATGATCCGGTAGATGCGCTCGCCACCCTCGGCTTTGTCCGAGGTGAGGTTGAGCCCGAGTTTCTTTTTGAAGGCACCGGCAAAGGTGCCGCGTACCGTATGCGCCTGCCAGCCGGTGGCCGCACAGATCTGGCTGATGGTGGCCCCCTCGGGGCGTTGCAGCATCTGGATCGCGGTGGCCTGCTTGCTGTTGTCACGCATACGCGGCTTGCCCTCGACGCCGACTTTGAGCAGTCGATGGGCCGCGACCTGTTTTTCTTGCGCCCAGTTGGCCTCTGCGGCCGACACGGCGGCCTCGACCTCGGGGTCGGGGTGAAGGGGTGCAGGCGTTGGCCGGTCGCGCCCAAGGGCGTCGTAACCCTCGGCGGCGACGAAGTAGTTGTCCTGGCCGTCGCGGGTGATCAGGGCCTTGTTGAACAAGCCCTGGATGACCTTGTGGCGTGCACCACCCTTGACGTTGTCGGGAAACCAGACGATCTGGCCGTTGGTCTGGTCGATGGCATGTTCGAGGATGTCGTACTGGGTCGTGCTGAGTGTGATGCGGGTGGTCATTGTGATCTCCTGGTGATGGGTGATGGTGATTGCATGAACGCGCTGTTTGCATGTGAAGCCAAGCGCTTCCTGATTTCGGTTCTCGATTTACTTCACGCCGTTCTTGAGCGCCTGGATGCCTTCTTGAGCGAGGGTCAGGGCGGCGGTCTGGAAAGCCAGATGTGCCACGTTGGGTGCATGACGTGCATCGTCGAGGAGTTCGTCAACGACGGTTCTTGACTTTGCGCGCATGGACGCACAGGCGGCTTCGAGTTGATCGGTGCTGGCTTGACGCACCTCCGGGTAAAGACGAACTAGCAAGGTCAAGGCGGCATCCCCGAGTTTCTTGCCGAGGGTGTCAATTGGTTGTGTGGTGTGGGTGTTCATCGCAATCTCCGCTTCGTTGATGGTGATTGCATGAACGCGCTGTTCTGGAGGAAAGCCAAGCTCTGAATCGCATCTGTTCGAACTATCTGCGATCGGCTTGATGGTGATCATGGGTCTGTCGATACGCGCTTACGCCAGGCATCGCGGCGTCTCTCACGTGGCGGTCAAGAAGGCGATCGATAGCGGGCGCATCACGCCCGAAGCAGATGGCACGATCGAGCCAAATCGGGCCGATCTGGAGTGGGCACAGAACACGTTGTCGGCCAGAAAGCCGGCGGCCCCTAAGTCGACGCCTGCCGCTACAACCGAACCACCGCGCGCACGCGCAACGGAGCCAGCGGAACCCGCTGCCCCCGTTCTTTCGACTGGTGGCACCTCGCTGCTGCAGGCACGCACCGTCAATGAAGTACTCAAGGCCCAACTCAACAAGGTGGAACTGGCCCGCCGCAAGGAGGAACTGGTCGATCGCTCCCAGGCCATCGCCCATGTCTTCCGGCTGGCGCGTACCGAACGTGATGCCTGGCTCAACTGGCCGGCACGCATCACCGCGCAGATGGCGGCCAAGCTGGAGATCGATGCCCACGAACTACACGTGGCCCTGGAAGCCGCCGTGCGCGATCACCTGATCGAACTCGGCGAACTGCGCGCCCGGGTGGATTGATGGAACTGGAAGAATACGAAGGCGCGCTCGACATCGAACGTGCCTGGCGGGAGGGGCTCGTCCCGGATCCGCTGCTGTCAGTGTCTGAATGGTCCGACCGGCACCGCATGCTGTCATCGAAAGCCTCCTCGGAACCGGGGCGCTGGCGCACCAGCCGCACCCCGTATCTGAAGGAGATCATGGACTGCCTGTCGCCGACCTCCCCGGTTGAGCGGGTGGTGTTCATGAAGGCCGCACAGTTGGGCGCAACCGAGATGGGCAGTAACTGGATCGGCTACGTGATTCATCACGCCCCCGGTCCAATGATGGCAGTCTGGCCAACCGTGGAAATGGCCAAGCGGAACTCCAAGCAGCGGATTGATCCGCTGATCGAGGAGTCGCCGATCCTCAAGGAACTGATTGCGCCGGCCCGGAGCCGCGACTCGGGCAATACCATCCTGGCCAAAGAATTCCGTGGTGGCGTGCTGGTGATGACAGGTGCTAACAGCGCCGTCGGCCTGCGCTCGATGCCGGTGCGCTACCTCTTCCTTGATGAAGTAGATGGCTATCCGCTCGACGTCGATGGCGAGGGCAATGCGGTGGCGCTGGCCGAGGCCCGCACGCGGACCTTTGCCCGCCGCAAAATCTTCATCGTGTCGACACCGACGATTGCCGGCGTCAGCACCATCGAACGGGAGTACGAGGCATCGGACCAGCGTCGCTACTTCGTGCCCTGTCCGCACTGTGGGCATCGGCAGTGGTTGCGCTTCGAGCAGTTACGCTGGGAGCGTGACGAGAACGGCCATCGCCCAGATACGGCCGCCTACGTCTGCGAGTCCTGCGAGGTGCCCATCCCGGAGCACCATAAGACCTGGATGCTTGAGCATGGCGAGTGGCGCGCGATGGCTGAGGGAAGCAACCGCACTGCGGGGTTCCACCTGTCGTCGCTGTACAGCCCGATCGGCTGGCGCAGTTGGAAAGACATCGCGATTGCCTGGGAGCGTTCCATCAGCAAGGAGTCCGGATCGTCGGCCGAGATCAAGACCTTCAAGAACACTGAACTCGGTGAAACGTGGGTCGAGGAAGGCGAAGCCCCTGACTAGCAGCGCCTGCTGGAACGGCGCGAGGACTATCGCATC